GCCTAGGAAGTATGGAAAGACAACGCAGGTAGTATCATTGATGGTTGACAATCTGTTATTTGGGGATGCCAACGCACAAGTGTTTGCTGGGGCGAACAGTTACGACCAAGCGCAAATCCTGTTTGGGGAGCTTAAAAATGTTCTGAAGCGAATGGACAGGAAGCTCACCCGATTCAAGATTAACCGAGAAAAGATAACCCACTTAGGAACGTCCAGAACCTCTTACGCTCGATGCTTGGCATCTGATGCATCTAAGCTGGATGGATTGAACGCCTCTCTGGGGATATACGATGAGCTGGCACAGGCTTCGGACTTTTCACTAAAGAATGTAATTGATTCATCTATGGGAGCTAGGAAGAATCCACTTTCTATAGCAATTACGACAGCCAGCGATAAGCGAGACAGCCCATTTGTGGACTTACTCGACTATTACAAAAGCATACTAAGAGGCGAACAAGAAAACGATAATATGTTTGCCCACATATTCGAGCCGGATGTGGACGATGAGGAGGGGGACCCGAATACATGGGGTAAGGTTCAGCCTCACATGGAGACAACTGTTTATCCGGAGTTCTACGAACGTAAATGGATGTTGGCTCAATCTTCATCTGATGAGATGAAAGAGTTTAGAAACAAGCTACTCAATGTATTTACCAAAAACGAGGCTAAGGAGTGGATAGGCAGAAATGAGATAGAATCTTTATTCTTCAAAATGAAAGGTCTCCAGAAAGCTAGGTGCGTAGTAACCGTGGATTTGTCTGTTTCTGACGACTTCTCTGCCGTTACCTACCTTTTCCACTTACCGAATAGATACCACAAAAAGAAATTCGCCCCATTCCACTCTATCACTGAGTATTTCATACCTGAGGCAACGCTTCAGAAGCACCCGAACCGAGAACTTTATAAGAAATGGGTTGAGCAGGGGCATCTAAGAGTGATTAAGGGGAAGACAATAGACTATAACTACCTGTCAAACGACATATTAGAACACCCATATGTAATTATGGGCTTAGGGTATGACCCTTACAAGAGCAAAGAGTTCCTGAAAAACTTCGTGGCGGCTGGTCTGGAGGAATACCTCTACCCAATCAAGCAAACATACGGAGAGTTCACTAGTTACGTGGAAGCAATGGAATTGGCGGTGTTTAACGACCAGATGACCTTCGACCCGAACCCCATAACAGCGTATTGCTTCGACAATGCTGTGATTGACGAGGACAGGTTGGAGAACAGGAAGCCAATAAAAGAGAATCCAAACGATAAAATTGACGGAGCAATAACTAATGTGATGGGTTTCTGGATGATGAACAATATTAAGACACAATGATAGCAAACATACTATTTGGAAAGAGGAAAACCTTCCAAGTTAATAACACTGGAATAACCAGAACTATAAGCGGAAGGTATTACAGGATGGGTAAGGACGGGCACCTTAGCATATACGATGCGTGGTGGTCTAAAGTAGCCACAATCAGAGATGTACAATCAATTATTGAAGTGGAGGTTTAACAATGAAAAGAGGACTAATAGCAGAGAAAAGAAGCATCACTTCGGACGACCCATGGTTGCCGGAGTATCTGGGGTTGCAAGGGACTGACCCACATAGTCAAGTTAACGCCGCTTCAGGCGATGCGGCTATGAAGATTTCAGCGGTGTATAGATGCGTATCTATACTTTCCGGAACAATTGCAGCGTTACCGTTATACCCACGGCGCAAAACCAAAAGCGGAGAGTTTGAGATTGATTTCGGAAGTCCTTTGTACCAGCTATTGAAGTGGAAAGCGAACGACTACATGAGTTCATACCACCTATTTGAGAATGCGGTGGTAGAGATTCTACTATACGGCAAGGCTTACATATTTCCAAAATACCGTAGAGGGGAAGTTTATGAATTAGCCTTATTAGAAAGAGGCACAGTCTTTTATGATGAGTTCACAAAGAAGTATACCATTAAGGACTTTAAGAACGATGTATCTGGGGTATTTGATTCATGGAGAGTGATTTGCTTCCAAAACAAGCTAGGAGTTTCAACAATCCAATACGCTTCGAGGATTCTCAACATTTCAGCCAATGCCGATGAGCAGACACTGGTAAATATGCGTAACGGCAATAAGGAGAAGGGATTTCTTACCGGAGGTTCAGCCATGGCTGGCATGGGAACTGTGCAAGATGAACAAGTCGACAGAGTGGCGGAAAGGCTTAGAGAACAGCTATCTAGCGGTGAATCGGTGATGAGACTTCCTGGTGAGTTGCAGTGGCAGCCCTACTCTATTTCGCCGGCAGATGCAGAAATTCTGGATAACAGGAAATTTGGTGTATTTGAGATATGCCGATTCTTCGGAGTGCACCCAGATAAGGTCTTTGTAGAGCAGACAAGTAACTACAAGGCTAGTGAAAACAGCCAGACCTCATTTATGACAGACACGCTACAGCCACTTCTGGCTCAGATAGAACGAGAACTCACTATTAAGTTGATGCCTCGGAAACTGGTAGGTACTCAGCTTAGTATAGAGTTTGATAGAGTGGCACTTTACCAGCTAGACCCAATCAATGCCGCAGCATTCTATAAGAATATGTTCGAGGTGGGAGGTATCAAAACCAACGAGATACGATTGGCAGAAAATAGACCGCCTGTAGAGGGTGGAGATGTAGCATTCGTAACTGCCAACGTAGCCCCCATCACCTCTGATAAAATTTATGGTAGAAAACCGGAGCAAGAGGGGCAAAAGGAGGATGAAGAAGATAACAGTACGGAAAAATAAGGTTTTATCCTATTAATAAAGGGGATACACTATGAGAAATAAATACGAGATAAGAAGTTTTGGCGGGGATGCTGCTCCAACTCTTAATGAACGCATCATTGAAGGCTATGCAATAGTTTTTAACAAACGCTCTGAGATAATGCTGGACTGGTCAAAAGAGCACGGTTGGCGTAAATTCGTAGAAGTGATAGACCCATCCTCATTGAGAACAGCAGACCTACTCAAATACGATATAAGAGCCTTAGTGGAGCATAACCGAGAGAGGCTACTAGCACGTAGCAACAAAGGAAAAGGCACTCTGGAGCTGACGGTGGACGAACATGGTTTGCACTACCGGTTTGAAGCCCCCAATACAGCTGATGGGGATTATGCAGTTGAGATGGTGGGTAGAGGCGACATATCCGGCTCTTCTTTTGCTTTCCTAGCTAAGGAAGATGCTTGGAGTAAGGAAGGTAAACTCTGGGTTCGCACCGTAAAAAGCTTTGCAACCTTTAGGGATATAACCATAACAACAGACCCAGCCTACACAGAAACAGAAGTTAGTGTGCGAAGCCTAGAGGAGAGAGACCAAGCACTCAATCCAGTAGAGGACACAGCGTATCTAAATGAGATAGAACAACTTAGAAACTTAATTTAATTAGATTATGAACGAAAAAGAGAGACTAGACAAGATTGCGGAATTAAAAGTGCAAATGAGAGGCATTCTCGAATCCGTAAAAACAGAAAAGCGTAACCTTTCAGAAGATGAGAAAGAGCAATTCGACAAATTGAGAGAGGAGAAGGATATGCACATTCGCTATTTCGAGGCGAATGAAGTAACCCCAACCCAGCCTAAAGCAGAGTTCGATATTCGCAGGCACTTTGCGGAAGAGGCTACAAGAGCCGTTAAATCCGGCAATAAGATGCAATTGGAAATAAGAGCAGTGGCTCCTGTTGATTCCGCTGATGTAGCGGATACTATTCCGGTTTTATATAAGGACATTCTGGAAGCCCTAGAGCCAGCATTGATTCTGGACAAAGTGGGTCTGAAGATGCAGACTAACGTTCAGGGTGAACCTATGTGGCCGACCATTGCCGGCGTTGAAGCCTCTATTGAGGGTGAGAACGTTGAGGTTGCCGACAGTGCAATCGACTTCGGGAAACTGAAAGCGAGCCCAAAACGTCTGGCTCTTTCAATTCCTGTTTCGAGAAGGGCTTTCAACCAGTCTAACTTAGACTTATACGGCATAGTAACCAAGCAGTTAGGTTTGGGTATTGCAAGAACTCTGAACAAGTGGCTTGTATCCCCCACCCAGATAACCACCAATGGTGTAGATGGCGTAGAGGGAGTTTTCCTTAAAGCTGCTCCGGACGCTCAGTTTGCAGGAGACTATCCTACTAATAAAGAGGTGGTAGCATTGGAGACCGCTGTACTTGATAAGGACGTGGACGGAGAAGGTTTCGGCTTGTATATATGCAGTCCATCTATGGCTGGTGCACTGAAATCAACCCCCATCGAGGCTGGAAGCCCTAAGATGATATTGGAAGGTAACGAAATGAATGGTTATCAGGTGATTAGGACTAACCTAGTTCCCAGAGGCTTTATCGGATTCGGCTTCTTCTCGTATGCGGTTATGAGTGAGTTTGGACGTTCGCAAGTGATTATCGACCCTTACTCTTCTGCTAAGAAGAATATGGTTGAATTTGTAGTGAACGGAGACTTTGACATTACACCACTGAGACCCGAAGCCTTTGCGGTAGGTGTAAATGCGGCAGCAGAACTTGAAATCTACGGAGAATAGACATGTATGTGGCAATAGAGGACATTAAGAGGCACGTCAACATCCAATGGGATGAGGACGATGCCCTTATTGAATCTATGATTGAAGCAGCTGAGCTGTCTATCGAAAAAACGATAGGCACTCCGCTTGCCGATATTGCCGAGGAGGGGGAGCTACCAGCTGATTTAATACATGCGATCAGGTTAATGGTGGCTAACTTCTATGAGCACCGAGAAGGGATGACTTACGGGAAGGTGCAACATGTGCCTTTTACAATAGCCCATCTATTAATGCCTTACAAAAAACTAACATAGTATGAAAGCCGGAGACATGAGAGAGTTCTTGGACTTTTACGAGATGGGAGAGACTAACTCACCCTCCGGAGCTTTCAAACGTGATTGGGTTAAGGTGTTCAGCCGTAGGGCGATGTTCAAACGCTCTAAACCGGTGTACGACAAAGATGGAGTCGAAGCTCGTGAGATGTACAGAGGTGCAACACATTACATGGTTATTCGCATGGATAATGATGTGCATACAGGTTTACGAGTTGGGTATAAGGGAGACAGCTACGAAATTATTTTGATTGAGCCTAACCACAGGGATAGGACTAACACTATTCAAATAAGGAGGTTGAATGAGTAGC